TGGCGTGGTTGGTTTTGTAATAATTTCATTAATCTAAGAAAGAGAACGACATGGATCAGGGCTTACTAAATATACTTATAATGACCGTAGGCTCTGTCTTTGGTTGGGTCTTGCGCATGCTATGGACCGCGTCGCAAGAGCTAAAGACGGACTTGGCCAAGCTGCGCGAGGAGCTCCCTAAAGAGTACGTGTCCAAGGACGACTACCGCCAAGACGTCAAGGAACTAAAAGAAATGATTGGTAAACTATTTGACTTAATCTCTCAACACAAATGAAACTGTCTGAAAACTTTAATCTAAATGAATTTACCGCATCAGAGACAGCGACACGCAAAGGCATTGACAACACCCCACCGCCAGTCGTTACTGAAAAGCTGCGCATGCTGGCTGCTACGCTGGAGCAGGTGCGTAGTCTACTGGGCAATAATAGCATCCGCATATCTAGTGGTTATCGTTGCCTTGAGCTTAATCGTGCTATTGGAAGCGGTGATCTATCTGCGCACGTACTGGGTTATGCCGTTGATTTCACGTGTCCGAAGTTTGGTACACCAAAAGAAGTAGCCAACAAGATTGCAGAGTCACCGATTAAATTCGACCAGCTAATATGTGAGGGGGTTACTCCACGTGCACCAGGTGGAACTTGGGTGCATTTAAGTGTTGACCCACGAAACAGACGTGAACTGCTTACTGCTGTATTTGAAGGCGGAAAAGCCAAGTATTCAAAAGGTATCGCATGAAGAAGTGGTATAAATCTCGTGTTTTATGGTTCAACGTGGCTGTCGCCATTGGCGCAGCGGTTGAGTCGTCCTTGTCTATGATACAAGGCTACTTTGATCCACGTGTGTTCTTAGCGTTGATAGGATTGACGGCTGGCGTTAACGTGGTGCTACGATTCATGACAACAACGAGCGTGACTAAGTGATCCCGCTGCCGCTTAATATAAAAGCCATTGTTGTTGGTGTTGCCCTCTTGGCTACGTTCGTAGCCGGTTGGACAACAAACGGCTGGCGGCATGATGCCCAATTAAAGAAGGCGCTGCAAGAGACGATAGCGTTGCAGAAAGCGTACGATGACTACGCCAGAGAGGTGGCAACCAAGTTTCAAAATCAACAAGCCGAGCAGCTTATTGTTTATCGTAATTTGAAAAGGAAGGTACAAGATGTTACGGATAACAGGATATGTTTTGCTGACGGCAATGCTCTCAGCGTGTGGAACAGCGCCCTTACAGGCACAGTGCCCAAGGCCTCCGCAGGAACTACTCAAACGACCACCAGCACCGATACCTTTGGCGCCACAGATACAGAAGTCCTTACCAACGTCATAGAAAACTTTGAGCAGGCGAAGCAAATCCGTGACCAGCTAAACGCACTCATAGATTGGTACGAAAACAGCACCGAAATTAAATAGGTTTTCCTGTTTGTGTTTTCGGGTTATAATTAATAAAAATCGACTGCTGTATAAGTGGTCATGTAACTAAGGAATTTTACATGGCTTATGCAATGACTTTTGCGAGTCTCCAAGTTGACTTGCGTAGATACTTAGAGCGTGGATTCACGCTAGCAGACGATCCGTACGTTTACGAGCAGTTGCCTCGTCTTATCAATATGGCAGAGCGCCGTATTGCCCGTGATTTAAAAATCCAAGGCTTCATCGTTGCTGTTACCACCCCGTTGAGTGTCGGCGTCAGCACGTACGCCAAACCTAACCGCTGGCGTGAGACCATCAGCATGACAACCAAGGACGGTAACACGGTCACGCCGGTGTACACTCGCTCTTATGAGTACTGCCGCAGTTACTGGCCAGATGACACTCAGACAGGTCAGCCTCAGTTCTACGCAGACTACGACTACACCCACTGGCTGTTGGTGCCAACGCCTAATGACACATACGACCTTGAGGTCTTGTACTACGAGTTGCCAGTGTTGCTAGACGACAGCACTCAAACCAATTGGTTGACAGACTACGCCCCTAACTTACTGCTCTACGGTGCATTGCTAGAGGCAACGCCGTTCCTTAAGAACGACGATCGTATTGCCACGTGGCAAAACTATTATCAATCCGCAGCCAACGCATTAAACACTGAAGATCTTAAGAAAATACTTGATCGTGACTCTGTTAGGACTGAAGCCTAATGTCATACACCAACGTCTTCACTGGCTCAACCATCTACCCTACCGAGGTAGCACTTACCAAGTTGGACATGACAGCCAATGTCATTCTGTATTGGCCAGTAGAGGCACCACTTGGTGTACCGTTAGCGTCAGAGATCGTTGAAATAACCACGACCACGTCAGCGAACTGGTCCATTGCAGTGCCAGACGCTATGTTGGTGTCCGTTGGTCAAACCATCCTATTTAACAACCGTACGGCAGAGGCCATCAGCGTTGTTGACTATGCTGGTATAAGTATTGTCTCTGTACCTGCTGGTACTCAGTGGCAGATCTACTTAGCGACTAACACAACACAAGCCGGCGTTTGGCGTCAGTACCAATTTGGCGCAGCAACATCTACAGCTAATGCTGCAGCACTAGCTGGCCACGGTTTACGTGCAACCGGCTCAGAGTTAGAGACAGCTGTTATTGTTGAGTACGTTACATCAAACAGAACTCTAACAGAAGCAGATCATGCTGGATTCTTCAACTGGGAGACCGCAGGAACTGGTACCATAACGTTGCCAGACACAACAACCCTAAGCGCAGCATGGTATGTTTATATACGCAACACTGGTAACGGTACACTTACTGTAGACACAATTGGTGCTGCAGAGATCAATCACGCTGCGACGTTAGTTTTCTCTCCTGGCGACTCTGCCATGATCGCCAACGACGGCTCAAACTATTACACAGTCGGCTTTGGTCAAAACGCTATCTTTGCGTTCGACTACACGGAAATTAACGTGGGTGGCAGCACAGACTATACGTTGACTGGCAACGAATTAAACCGCATTGCTTATCAATTTACTGGCGTGCTAACAGCAAACATAACAGTGATCGTCCCTGCAACCGTTCAACAGTACTGGGTGTTCAACAATACCACTGGCGGTTTTGATTTAAGCATAGGCACTGCAGCTCAGATTTCACCTTTGATCGTGACCCAAACATTGCGCACCATTGCTTATTGCGACGGAGCAGACGTAGTGCCAGCAGTGACTTCATTCATAACTGGTACGATTAGCGGAGGCTCATTCTAATGGCAGCCTCTGTTGTCGTCTTAAAGTCAGGAGCAGGCATCAAGCGTGACGGCACCATCTTTGAGGGTGACTTCTATATTGACGGCTCTTGGGTTAGATTCCAGCGTGGGTTGCCACGTAAGATCTGGGGCTATCGTGCCATATCATTGTATCTACCACAGATCGTTCGTGGTCTAAGCACTTTCGTGCAAAACCAATTGGTGTATACGCACGCAGGTTCAGAGGATACAGTTAAACGGTTCACAATAAACGGCTCATTCATTCCTTCTGTGGTCAGCGATCGCACCCCCGTGGATGTCAGTGCTACTGGTACAGTTTTATTGACGGGTGGTGGCTCAGGCTCTGTTGACAGCGTTACAGTCAACGGCGTAACAATCACTTCTGGTTCTGTTGCATTCTCTGTTGACTTGGCTACGACAGCAACAGCTGTAGCTGCAAACATCACAGCTTACACATCGACACCTGACTACACGGCAGTGGCCGTTGGTTCAGTTATTACAATCACAGCCTCTACAGGCGGATCGGCATCAAACGGTTTTGTTGTTGCAACAACGCTAACAACCATAACAGCAACCACGACCAATATGGCTGGCGGCTCAAACGGCTTGATTATCAATGCCAACAACACTTGGATGTTCGACGTTATGTTTGACTCCGTTTCATTGGACAACTTGTTGATTGCGTCTGTCGCACCTAATCTTTCTGCCATCGACTCTTCAGCTGACGGTCAAATATTCACCGGCAACGTGCTAGGCACTGATCCGTTGGTCGAGGTTGAACTTCCTGCCAACGCTAATGCCTCTGGAGGCATGGTCGTGCTTCATCCGTACTTGTTCTACTACGGCACCGCAGGTATTGTCGGTTGGTCCGTGCCCGGTGACCCAAGAGACTTAGTTGGCTCAGGATCAGGGCAAGCTCGTGTAGCTGGACAAAAGATACTTAAAGGATTGCCATTGCGTGCTGGTGCTGGTTCTGCACCTGCTGGGCTGTTCTGGGCGTATAATGCGCTAATCCGCTCAACGTTCACTGGTGGTGCTACAGTGTTTCAGTTCGATACCATATCAGCTGAGACTACTGTACTGAGCCCAAACAGCATCATTGAGTACGACGGTATTTACTACTGGTGTGGTGTAGATCGATTCTTAATGTTTAACGGCGTGGTGCGTGAGTTACCAAACACCATGAACCTCAACTACTTTTTTGATAATCTAAACAATGAACAAGCGCAAAAAGTATTCGCCACCAAGGTACCACGTTTCGGAGAGATATGGTGGTGCTTTCCTTTCGGAACCAGCACCGAATGTAATCACGCTATTGTTTACAATGTACGCGAAAACACCTGGTACGACACCCCATTGCCAAACTCAGGACGCTCTGCTGGTTCATTCGTCCCCTTCTTTGCGGCTCCATTGACGACTGGCGTAACCAACCAAAACGGTTTGGGTTACAAGGTTTGGCTACAAGAGCAAGGCTTGGATGAGATTGATGGCACGACAGTTAACGCAATCGTCTCTTACTTTGAAACGTCAGACCTATCGTTGGCGGTGCTAAACAATCAAAACCGCAAGGTTAAGATTAGCTACATCGAGCCTGATTTTGTTCAAGAGGGCGACATGACTGTAGAAGTAAAAGGTCGTGCCAACGCCAGAGCACCAACAGTGACTAGTAACGTGGTAACATTTGTGGCTAATCCAGGCTCAGATCCTGCAGCTCAAATCGTGCCGTTCAAAGAACAACGCCGTGAGATGCGAGTAAGATTTACAAGCAATGCAGTCGGTGGGGACTATCAAATGGGTCAAGTGCTGATGCACATTGAAGCAGGCGATGGCACGATAACAGGATGAGTTTCAATATTACATTACCTGTTGGGTTGGAGCTCATGGATTGGGCAGACCAAATTACATTTGACTTAGACAATCAGACATCGTTGTCTAAGCTGATGGATGAAAATGAGTGGCAAGATTGGGCAGTACAGTTTGTAACAGCAACGGGGTTGTCAGGATATAATGTCCCAACACCGTATGGATTTGATAATTGGCAACCGTGGGCAGATAGCTTGTGCAAGGCACTAGAGGCATAATAGGGGTAATAAAATGGCAAATAAAGACAACTTAATTAAATTGGTCGCAGAGAAACTAGGCCCAGAAAAGCTTAACCAAATGGTCGATCAGGCTGCGCAGGCATTGGGGAACGACCCTGACATTACGCCAGATGTGATTGACGAAATCATTGAGATGTTTGAGTTTGTGGCTGAAAATCCTGAAGAGTATCAGTCTGTAATTCAACAAGCCATTCAATCTGGTGCTTTGGACGAAGGAGACGCTCCTCCTGAATTTGATCCTGCTTTTGTTGCTATTATGTTGCTGGCTTTTTATGGTTTGCGAGATCGCATGGGAGCACAACAGCCTTCTCCATCACAAATGGCTCAACCGCCGATGGAAATGCCTCAAATGGCTATGGGCGGTCTGCACAGTATGGCACAGAAACTACAAAACGCAGGTCGTGGCACAGACACCATACTTGCGCATATCACCCCTCAAGAAGCTAATCTTCTAGAGAGACGTGGCGGTGCAGGCTCAATAAATCCTGCAACAGGGTTGCCTGAATATAAATTCAAAATAAAATTTAAAAAAATATTTAAGGCTGTTTTACCAATTGCATTGAACTTCATTCCTGTCGTTGGTCCAGCTTTAGCCGTAGCTGCTGGTGCTGCGTTAAATGCAAAACAAGGAATAAAAGGCATGATTCTTGGAGGCTTAGGCGCAGGCTTAGCACCAGGTGGGGCATTTTCAGGGCTAACAAATAGCATTGGCGGCTTTGCAAATAATATGATTGGTAATCTTGGCGGTTTAAGCAATCAAGTGCTTGGTTCTACAATATTAGGCGCAAGCACTTCAGCATTGCAAGGTAAAAACCCATTTATAGGCGGCTTAACCTCTGGTGTTTTGGCCAATTATGCACCGCAAATTGTTGATAAATACGGAAGCATGTTACCAACAGATGTTGCAGCTAATATGGCTGCAGGTGCCCAAGCTGCTGCAAACACAGGTCAGAATTTGAAAGGCATTGCAACTGGTGCAGGCGTATCGGGTTTGGCAACATTAGCAAATAATTCATTTGGAGGAGACTCCGTAGTGCCAGACACAACGGAGACAGACGGAGCTTACAACCCAGCAACTGGTAAATTTGATGCGCCACCACTTGATACTTTACCTCAAGGGCAAGGCACTTATGGTCCAAATAATGAATATATTGGCCAAAATGTGGCAGGCACAACTGGCGCAACAATGGATCCTATGGGAAGCGTTACTAGCGCAAGTGGCCAATATATGCCACAAGCAACAGGTGCATTGACTAAAACTGCAGCAGCTACTACTGCAGCACCTTCAACAGGATTTGGCTTTAGTGATATTGCTAAAGTAGGCTTAATTGGCAGCTTGATTGCGGGTAAAACACCACAGCAAGCTAACGATGCAATTATGCAAGACCCTGCTTTAACTGCACAGCAAAAAGAAGGCATGCTACGCTCACTAACAAATTATACCTTTAGCCCAAATACAACTACCTTCCCAATGCAAGGTACACCAGAGTATACTAAACTAATGTCTGATTTGTCGCAAGGTAAAGAGCAAGCTTATTTTGCGCCTACCTTAGAAGTTAAAGCTAAAGGCGGCCGTACAAATCGTCGGCCACAAGGTGCTTTGAGCCAAGTATCACGCCTATCATTAGGTGCTGGTGACGGTCGATCAGATAGCATTGAGGCAAGATTATCTGATGGTGAGTATGTGATTGATGCTGAAACTGTGGCATTATTAGGCAATGGCTCAACAAAAGCAGGTGCAGCAATGCTAGATCAAATGCGGCAAGGAATTAGACAACAAAAGGGTAAAGCATTAGCTAAGGGCAAGTTTAGTCCAAATGCTAAAGCACCTTTAGCTTATATGAAAGGTGGGTTACGATAATGGCTTCTTTATTTGCAGGTGAACCACTACAGGCGCCAAGCTATGCAGCTACTACAACAGATGTGCCAAAATGGCTGCAAGACTATACTGTTGACTTGTTTTCACAACAACGTGCAGTAGCAGGCACACCTTATCAATCTTATGCTTTACCACGTGTTGCTGAAACTACTGCGCCTACCACTGCCGCTCAAAACTTAATTACTAGCAGCTCAGGTGCTTATCAGCCTACTGTTCAAAATGCTATATCTGGCACTCAAGGTCTTGCTGGTGCAACTTCTGTAGGCAATATAAATGCTTATATGAATCCGTATACTCAAAACGTAACGGATCAAATTGCTAAGCTTGGTGCGCGTAACCTTTCAGAAAATTTATTGCCACAAGTTAGCGATCAATTTATACGCGCAGGCCAATTTGGCTCTTCTGGTATGGGCACATTTGGTAACCGCGCTTTACGTGATACGCAAGAAGCTATTTTAGCTAATCAAGCTAACGCTTTAAATACCGGCTACAACCAAGCATTAGGCGCAAGCGCAGCAGACTTAACACGTCAACAAGGCGCGTTATCTCAAACAGGTGATTTAGCTAAATTACAACAAGGCCTAATTACAGCCGATGCTGCCGCCTTAGAATCTGTTGGCGCAACGCAGCAAGCGCAACAACAAAAAGGTTTGGATGTAGCTTATCAAGACTTCTTAAGACAACAAGGCTACCCACAAGAGCAAATCAATAATATGAGTGCTACATTGCGTGGCCTTCCTGCTTCAGCTACGCCAACAACAGGCACATCAACTGGTTCCACTACTCAATTTACGCCTAGTCCATTGTCACAAGTTGCCGGTGCATTTGCCACATATAAAGGCTTAACTTCTGCTAAAGGCGGTTTAATTGATGGCTATGCAGCAGGTGGCACAGTATCAGGCGGTAATGACTTACATGCTTCTGTAATGGCGGACTATGGCCGATATTTCAAACGTGGCGGTGCTGTGCCAGGCTATGCACAAGAGGGTTTTGTTAATATAGAAGATCCTGCCCCTGAGGTAGCTGGTGGCCAAGCATTTGCCGATCAATATGCGCAAGGTCAATTAGACTATCCTGTCCAACAAGATGCACCAGCAGCAATGCCCGTAGCACGTGCTTCAGGCACATACCCTGTGGTGGGTAGCGATACAATTAATGCATTAGTTACCAAATACGGTGGTTTAGGTGACGATGCCATTAGACAATTAGCGGCTATTAATACAGAACGCACTAAAGCAAGGCAAGACTATAATACGCAAATTGCTAAGCTAGAAAATATGGCACCACAAGGGCCATCTGATTCTGAAAGATGGTTTAATCGCGCAGCTGCATTCTTAGATCCAGGTAAAACAGGTTCTTTTGGTGAAGGTTTGCAGCACATGTCAGTAGCTGAGGCGGCAAATATTAAAGCCAAACGTGAATACGACCAAGAGTTTATGAAGAATAAAATCATGGCCGGCTTAAAACGTGGCGAATTTACAATGGAAGACTTAGCACGTCAAGAAAAATCTACTGTTGATATGGCGCAGTTAGGTATTACTTCACAAGAAAAACTTGCGGCTTTAATGGAAAAAATAAATGCCGGTGAAGCAGCGCGCTTAGCAGCACTATCAGTGCATTATAATGACGCAAACGGCGAGGTACTTGTAACTGATAAAAGCAATAATACAGTCACAATATTACGCCCTGCAGATATTCCAGAAAATGTTCGTGTAGAAATTTTAAAAGACGCAACAAAACGTGCTGAAGGGTACTCGCCTGAAGAAAAACCTACAAAAATTGCGCAGTTTATGAAAGAAAACTTAGAAGCATACGCTAAAACACGTGTTGCTGTTAAATTAGGTACTACATCAGATATTCCGCCATTAGCACCAGCTGCGGCACCTACGGGCGCAGCACCTAGCTTATCAGGTAATACAATACCTTTAAAAACAGGTACAGGTCAAGCAGCACCCGCTGCAGCTGCGGCCCCTGCCGCTACAGGCGCCGCACCTAGTGCTGAGCCTGCTAATGTGGGTTACACCTCTCCGTTTGGGCAATATGTAGTAGCACCGCCTAGAGCGCGAACTACCACTGGCGAGCAAACTCCACAACAAAAAACAGAGTTTGAAGGGCAAGCTGCAGCTAACTTAGACGAAGTTAAATTATTTAATACTCGCGTCAATGAAGCGTCTGCGGCAGGTTCTGCAGGCGTTGCGGCAGCTAACCAATTACTAAATGTGCTACCTCAAATACCAAACACTGGTACCTTAGCACCATATAGACAACAATTAGGTTCTGTATTTGGCTCCTTAGGTATTCAAGGTGATATAACTGATTCAGCTAATATGCTAAGCATTGCGCAAGCAGCAGTTAGTAGCTCAGTGCTAGGTCAACAGTTATTACAAAAAGGCGTGCAAACAGAGGGTGATGCTAAGCGTATGGAAATGGCAGGCCCTACTTTAACACAGCCTAAAACTGCGGTTGAGTTCTTAACACGTACAGCTAAAGCAACAGGCTTGCGTCAACTTGAAATGAGTGCCTTCCGCGATGATTGGCGCCGTTATAACAATACCGATCTTGGTATGGGTGATGCCTGGAATAAATATATTAATGCAACACCTTTAACAGCTACCTTACCAAACAATAAATTAATTTTTGTAAACGAGTACATTGATCAGTATATGAAAGCGCATCCTACAGGTACCATAGAGCAAAGACGTGGTGCTGCGTTAAGTAATTGGCGTAAACTAGGGGGAATGTAATTATGGCAGATAATGAAAAACCCTGGATTCCAGGAGAAGAAAACGAGCGCACTATACCGCCTGTTAGTGTTACGGCCAAAGCACCTACAGAGGCTGAAAAAGCAGAATATGAGGCAAATTTACCTTGGATACCTGAAGGTTGGGAAGCTAAAGACGTTGAAGGTGGCACGCCATCTTTTGAAAGTCCTGCCTTAACAACCTTTCTTGAGGGCGGTGTAGGCATGGGCGGTGGCGATGAGCTAGCTGCCGGTATTGCCTATACAAAAGCCCGCGCTGCAGGTGCTAGCCATGAAGAAGCTTCATTAGCTGCAGCTAGAAGATTAAAAGCTGATCGTGAACAACGCCGCCAATATGCTGCTGAAAGCCCTTGGAAAGCTGGCTCGCTAGAGTTAGCCGGTGGCGTAATTTCAGGACTTGGCGCTACGGGCGTAGCTACTAAAGTAGCCCCGCGATTAATAGAATTAGCCAAAGAGTCACCTAAATTAGCTGCAGCTGTATTAGGTGGTGGCGGCATGGGTCTTACGGGTGTACTTGAGGGCGAAGGCTGGGAAGATCGCGTAAAACGTGGTCTTATTGGTACTGCAATTGGCGCGCCTTTAGGTTTTGGTATGGATATTGCAGGCCATGTAGCGGGTACCGCGTGGGACTATACTAAACGTGCAATAGGTATTGGTGGCGGAGTTAAGTATGCCAATGCTGTTATTGCTGATGCTTTAAAACGTGCCGGTTTAACTGCTGATCAAGTTAGTTCCAAACTAGCGCAATACGCTGATAGACTTTTAACTGCCGCTGATGTAGACGAATTATTTCAGCAAATTGCTAAAGAAGTATCTAGTGATACTGGTGTTACTCGTAGACAAGCTTCTAAATTTTTATTAGATCGTGAAGCAAATCGCACTGGCCGCATTGGTCAAGATGTAGATGAATTAATTCATGCTGGCGACTATTATACTGGGCGTGAGGCTGCTATGGCTGTTAAAAAAGCCAACGCTGAACCTTTATATGCGGCTGCAAATAGTGTGCCTTTAGTTATTAATAAGGATTTGCATGATTTGCTAACAAAAACCGCATCTATGCCTAAAGTTTTTGAATTAGCACGCTCTCGTTATAAAGATGATTTTTTAGAAGACTTGCCAGAGTTATTTGTAGAAGTTAAGCCCGGCATTTATGAGCTTAAAATAGCACCTGATGCACGTACCCTACATCGTATGAAGCTAGCCTTAGATGATCTTATTGCGGATAATACTACTCGCAATGCTATTACTGGTGTTAAAACCGGGGAGCTTAATACTGATGGCCGTACATACCAAGGTCTTAAAGCTAAGTTACTAAATTGGATGGACAATAATATTGTTGATAATAAAGGCAATAAGCTTTATGCCAATGCACGTAGCACCTATGCAGGTGATGCCGCCATTATAGATGCAATGGATCGTGGTGCTTCATTATATAAATTGCATCCCAATAATATTGTAGCTGAATTTAAAAAGCTAGATCCTTCTGAAAGAGATGCTTTCCGTGTAGGCGTAGTTAAAGCTATTGAAGACAAAATGATGAATAATGCTGAAGGCGCGGCGGCTGTTTATAAAATCTTTGGTAAAACATCAAATAGCAAAGAATATGCGCAAATAAAAGCGCTTTTTGATAATCCAGCAGACTTTGAAACATTTAAACAGCGTCTACTCACTGAAATAGATATGGCTGGCACTGAGAAAATAGCTAAAACAAAACTAACATCATCAGGTGCTACCCATGTAGCGCGCCCTGTATTTTACCCTATTACTAAGCGCCACTTTATACCACAATACTTTTTAGAGGCTTTAGCGCCAACTGAAAAAGAAAAATCATTGATTTTAGATCGCGTAATGACACCGTACCCGCAGGGGGCGGCATTATTAAAAGAGGCTGAGCGCAGCGCAATACAAGGGCCTTTAAGTAAAGCATGGGAATTTACACGACCTGCACGCTTATTAAATCAGCCGCTGATTCCAGGTTCTTATACTGGTGCTCGTGAGCCTAGCGTGCCGGAAGAGCAACAACCATTTGCGTTACCTACACCGCAGCAAAACGTTTTAGAAGTTCTAAAACCACTGCAGTATAAGCCTTAAAGTATTTTACTATAATCAGGGCCTACCCAACCGGCAGGTTTAATAACGTCATGCTTAGAACCTCGCTTGCTACCTTCGCCGTTTGGTCCTGCCTTTACTTTGCGCATGTTACACGCGTGCACTTCATCCCACGCCGCTTGAAAGGGCAGCCCTTGGAGATACGCCGTACCTAGTGCTACGTATACCAAATCAACCAATGCGTCTAATTGCCCAGCTAAATCATTTTTAGTTGCGGCCAAAAGATATTCATCCAGCTCTTCTTGCATAAATTTAATACGAAAATTTGATAACAGCACCGGTAAGTCGGTAGGCGGGCCATCATAAGTTAACGCAAATTTTTCGTGAAATTCTTTTATATCATTAAGCATTTTAACTCCTAGAATTTTTGTAAGTGCATTTCAGGCGGGAACACGCCATCTACGTAGTCTGCAATATCTTTAGGTGGCATGTGTAACCATTTTTTATGGTTGCGTAAAATATAAAACCGTTGCTTGCCAAAAGTTACTGATGGTATTGGCCCAACTGTTTTTAAACCAAAGCGGCTTAGCTCGCGGCCTAAGCCGTTAGGCGTTACACGAGTAGTGTTTTGGGGATCGTAGAGCCATTTTAAATGCTTATTAAGCACTAAGTCTAAGTCTGTTGGTTTGCATTGTAAATACTCCGCCAGGCGATGTAATTCCAATTCTAAGTTAGCTAAAAAGAAAGATACCCAGCCACTTAGGTCTGAGCGCGCATGGTCAACTAATTCGTTTTTACTCGCGGTCATAGGTGCCGCAGCAGCAGGATCAAAGGTAGCAACATCATAGGTTAGTAGGAAAGCAAATAATGCTTCGCGCCCACCATTTTGTAGCCATGTCATATACTGTCTATAAAATTCAGGCTCTCTACGTTTTTCAGCAACGGTGCGCCATATAAAAAAGCGGCGATCTTGATCATCTAAAAAGAATGCGTCAGGGTGATTACTAGTAAAGTAGTAGTTGATGCAATCAGGCACTACGTATGTGGGCAAGTTTTTCATATTAATACGCAATTGCCTTTGCGTAATAAGCGCTTTTAATTTATCTGCTTCATGCCGTTTATCTGAGCCTGTAATTTCATCGCCCAATATAAACTGCTTATTAATTGCCCATTCATTAAAGGAAGCGTGCAATTCCTGATTACCAATCTCGCCAAAGTTAGTTCCGTAAATCTCACCTAGCGTGTAACCAACAAGGGACTTACCTGTACCTGTTTCAGGTCCCCACATTACTGCACTTGTAAATAACTTAGTGCCAGGCTTTTGTAATGGATATGCGGCCCATTGCTGAAACCAATGCTTGCTATCTACATCATCTCCAAATAGCACATCTAGCAAGTCATGCCAAGGCGCTACGTCACCTTCTGCCGGAACACAGCCCCAGCCACGCCATGTATTATATTCATTTGCTTCTGTAATAGCTAGCTTACCTGGCTCATAAGTTACGCATTCAACATCTAAGCGGCTAGCCCATTTAACCCATTCAGCGGCAACACGTACTTCCGTACGTTTCATATTACCATTGCCTGATGGCTGGTATTCAATCACATTATGATTAGCCATAAGGCCATTAATAAATGAGTCACGTTTTAAGCGCCGACCAGAGGCAAGCTCAATAACTAAATCTTGGTCCATTACATAGGCATAGCGTGTATTAATCTCAGCCATACGATCGCCTAAATCAATACTTCGCACCTCGGCCAAGACACTTTGCAAGTCACCGCCATTGAGCAAAAAGTCATCAAGGCCTTGCTTTTCACCTGTAATAGTTGGGGGTAGCGTTGCTAGTTTAGGTATAGCGCCTTGCGCTAGTAAGGCTTTGGCTAATGCAATTTCAGCGCGTGCTACGTTAGGATTAGTTGCAGCGTCGGAGTCAAACACAATTGTTACAACACGACCGCGCCAATCTATTTGCGGTAAGGGCTCAAGTAAAGGTATTTGGCGCTTAGCACTAGACCAAACAGACACGCCACCTAGCGCTAGGCAACTGTAACCGCATTTTGCAGCGGCAGCAGCCTTTAGCTCGCCTTCAGTAATTAAAATGTCTTCCGTAGGGCGCTGTGCAATATCAGCCCAGGGTATTGAAGGCGGTAAATACACTTCATTTAATGATTTAGGTTCTTGTGCATAGCGCTGAGGTTTAGCTATTTGCGCAGCAAACCCACTAGGCTGCTCAAGATAGCGTATGCGATAAAAATTTGTTTGGTTACCTTCAATATCAAAGTAAGGAATTTTAAACCCTTTAACTTTGGTAAATGAATTATGTAATGCGGAACAATCAGAAAAAAACACCAAACCTAGCACTGCGGCATCAGCTAAATCTAAGCCCGATGAGCTCAATTTACTGGTGAATGCGGCGTCGCTCTGCACTTTCGGTGCAGTTACTTGTGCTTTAGTTGCCATACAACCTCTATTTATTTATTATTAACTACTAATTGTGGCTTTGGTCTAAAATTCAGGCCTTCAATTAATGCATCTACTATTAGTTTATTTTGCACATACTTAAAAGACATCTCAGGCGTATATCTAGGTTTAGGTGCACTCTTTTTTTCTATGTTGTACGTTTTAAGGTACAACTGTTTAGCTAGGTTTTGTAAATCTTTATGCTTAAGCCTTACATATTTAAGCTTCATGCAATCTTGCGCAAATTGGCGACCTTCGGGCGTTCTAAGCAACCATTCTGCTTGACTAACTGATGGTACTGGTGCAGGCGCTACTTTACGGGGTAACGTCCGCTCCTTAGCTAATGCTGTAATATAGTCTGCCAATTCTTCAGGTACAGTAATAGATATTTTAACTTCTTTTAGCATTGTTGTAATCTCTATATTGCTGCCAATTGCGCCCTGCACGCTCCCATAGCTCTTGTCCTGTTTGGCCGGTATGATTTTCTAAAAATACCACCCGTTTACAAGATGTATTTAGCAACATTTTGGTGCATCTAATGCAAGGGCTAAGCGTTACGTACACTGTATCAATAGCCCAGGCATTATGGCATTGCAATAGCGCATTTACTTCCGCGTGCACGGCTTCACATGAGTCTTGCCCCGGAGGTAAGTCATGACCTTTACAAGTATGCCCTTCATTACAATGCCCTAAGCCTGCTGCCACGCCGTTATAACCTGTGCCAATAATATGCCCGCGCTCGTTAACAAGCACGCAACCTACAGCCTTACGTAGACAGGTTGAACGGCCACTTATTACAGTAGCCAATTCAAGAAAAAAGGCGTCTTTAGTAGGGCGCATAGCTATACCGACATTTCAGCGGTAATAGCCGGCCAAGACTCATAGCCTTCAAGCGTAATATCGTCCATAGTTAAATCAAACATGCTTTTTTTGGCTAGCTTTAATGTTGGTAACTTTTTAGGCTTACGTAAAAGCATTTCTTGCACCTGGTCTACATGATTAAGATAAATATGTGTATCGCCTAACTGGAATACTAAATATCGTGACTCTAAACCTACTTCTTGCGCTAGCATTGATAAAAGCACTGCGTAGCTTGCTACGTCAAAAGGCATGCCTAAAAACAAGTCTACTGATCGCATGTCTACTCTTAAATCAAGGTGTCCATTTGACACATAGCATTGAAACAAAATATGGCACGGTGGTAAGCACATTTGATCTAACTCTGCGGGCTGCCAAGCCGTAACAATATGCCGGCGGCTATAAGGGTCAGCCTTTAAATTAGCAATTAAATTAGCCAGCTGATCCACTACGCACTTAGTACCTTGCCATGCTCGCCATTGCACGCCATAAATGCGGCCTAGATCGCCTGGGACTTGCGGGGACCAATAAGTAGCACTAGCATTAGCATCCCAAATTTTAACTCCCAGTTTATGAAAGTCTTCTAAGTTGCTTTTACCGTGAATAAAGCATAACAATTCACCTAGCACTTGCTTAAAAGCTAAGCGCTTAGTGGTAGTAGCAGGAAAACCTTCACGTAAATCAAAAGTTACTTGTGCTCCAAATACTGAAATAGTGCCTGTACCAGTACGGTCTTCCCGTATAAGCCCGGTATCACGTACTCGTTTAACTAACTCTAGGTAGGGTATCATTCTTGCTCTGCCTTAAGACGGTTTAATACTAATGTACAATAGCCAATAATATCAAAAATATGGTCTTGCTCATTAGGGTTGCCACATAAAATACGCGCAATTTTATGCGCAACCATATCAAGGCATTCTTTTTGATCCATGTCTAGCCCAGCCCAATTGGGAGTGTCTCGCATATTATCTTTGAGTGTTTGCGATGTATAGCTACTTATTTCAAAAGAGCCATGCGTCTTTCTACGCTCATCTAATACTGCTTCAATATCGGTCATTTGGCACCTCTTTTAATATCTGCTCGATACCAGTTTAAGCTAGCAGGTGTAGTTTTAGCATCCGGCCATTTAGCACGTACAGCCTCAAGAATTTCATCATTTGATTTGCCTTCTTTAATTAGCTCAACGCAAAATGCGCCAATGCCTAAGCCTCTAGGCTTAGCTTCTGAAGGTGGCTTAGCGGCCTTAGCTTTAGCTGCTTTTTCAGCCTTTTTATTGGCTACTTCTTGCTGTGATTGATTAGGCTCTTCTGATGCTTTTTTAGCTAAAGCTTTTGCCTCAGCTGTTGTTGCTGTTGCCATGATGATCTCCTTTAATTTTTTAATTACGGGTAGGTTGTGCATATACGCACGTTGAGCTAGCTTTAAAAAAGATACCGCGGCGTCCGCTATTGCCAAGGGCACTTTAGTATCAAATTCTTTATTGAAGGCGAGTGTTGACATTTTACTTAGCACTACGCCAACAGCTTGTACTTCCAGGAATTGCGTTATTTTAGCCGTTTGATGGATGCAAAGAACTATATGGCTATTATGATTTTTTAAAACAATGTACTGCATGTTATTTCCTTAAGTCAGTCGTTATTCGACGATAATTAATTATACTATAGCTACATAAACATGTACATAACTATGCATTCCAATAACTAGCTAACGCAGTTAGCAATGATTGTTGTTGCTTATCTTTTTTAGCCACTATGGCTAGCACTGCAGTATCTATGGTTTTATTGGCTACTAAATGGTATACAAACACGCGCTGTGCTTGCCCTTGGCGGTATACCCTTGCAATAAATTGCTCATAAGTTTCTAAATTATATGTTAACGTAAACCAACAAATAGCGCTACCACCCTGCTGTAAATTTACGCCATGTGAAATAGCACCGCTTTGGGCAAGCAATAATGGTATTTCACCGCGGTTCCATGCATCAATAATATCGGCACCTTGTTTGGTAGTCATGCCACCGCCAATAATAGGCAATTGACCGCCAAATGCTTTATTAATAGCCACGGCTTCATGCGTGTATTCGTATGCCACTAATAATGGTTGGCCTTCTAATTCTTCTACCAAGTCTTGCAGCGCTTCAACCTTAGCACTATGTATTATATGCACGTCACCTTGCTCGTCATATACCGAGCCTGACGCTATTTGGCGGCACTTACCTGCAGCTACTGCAGCATTGACTGCTGTTACTTTGCCTTCCTGTACTTCAATCTGCAGCTTTTTCTCCATTTGCAAATATTGCAATTGGGCTTCTTCAGGCAAGTCTACTATTATATTGACCTTAATTAGCTCAGGCATGTCAAGATAATCTTCTGCTGCCATACGCATAACACGCGGTGCAAGCAACTGCTGTATTTGTGCTGCCGCATTTGGTTTTAGCTTCCACTCATATCCGCCAAAGCCTGTTTGAAAGAAATATAAATCTCTATAGTGCGATATAAATGGGCCGAACGTAGCACCTTGATCCATGCAAAATACTTGACCAAATAAATCAAGTAAGCTATTGGCTGCTGGTGAGCCTGTTAAAATATAACGGCGTTTAAACTTGCTAAGCATCTTTTTAAGCGTTTTAAAGCGTTGTGTATTAGTATGCTTTAGCTTCGAGCTTTCGTCAATAACAAGCACATCAAACATAGGCGCATGCCTTGTGGCCGCTTCTAGCCATTTCAAGCCTTCATAGTTCATAACATAAATATCATGATCCTCAGCTAGCACCTTAGCTTTATTTGCGCCATGTAAAATACCTACTGATAAATGCTGAAACTCATCCCACTTTTGCCCTTCAGCCGGCCATGTGGAATAACACACGCGCAATGGCGCTAGCACCAGCATTTTCTTTACTAGCTTCTTAGCACGTAGCACCTCAAAGGCGGCAAAAGTAATACTTGTTTTGCCCAGTCCTGGCGATAAAAATAGCCCGGCGCAAGCTCTTTCAAGTATAAATTTAATAGCGCGCTCTTGGTATTTATGCGGGGTAAATTTCATTATGATCCTTTAATACTTTAAATGCGGCATCAAAGCCATAACAAACGTGCACTTCAGCTTCATGCTTACGCAGCTCTTCAATAGCATTTTTCTGCGCTTCAGATAGCACACCTTTATCCGTTTTTAACTCTACCCAAATATACCGACCTTTATTAGTTACAACCAGTCTATCGGGGTAGCCACGTCTGCCAATAACATTTTGCTTAAGGCAAAGCCAGCCAAGCTTTTTACACTCTTTAAGAAACTTAGCCTCAATTTGCTTTTCTAGCATAGCGTTACCAGTGATGAATAATATTAATAATTAGCACAATATCTGCTATTGCTGCCAGTCCAATAAGTAGCCATTCTTTTAATACGTGCATGGTCCTGCATTACCCTTTCTAAAGTGACAAAACCCGCAAAATTGATTAGGTCTTGCAGACCAAATATCGTCTACAAACATGGGTAATACACGTCCTTCCCAATTTTTTTGTAACTCAGGCAGCATAGCTTGTGTATACGCACCATGTGATGTGCCTACAATTTCACCAGTATCTAAAAACCAAAGCTCGGCACTAATATGCTTAACATCAGGGTAAAGCAAAAGCGCCGCTAAAGCGTATAGTTCTAGCTGATCTTCATAGCCGCCTCTATTTTTGCCTGTCTTAAAGTCAATAATACGGATAGTGTCATCATCTAGCACTAAAGCGTCAATCTTTATACGGCACCAAGCATCAGCATCAAACCAACCTGTTTTTGTCCAGTCTTTAGTAAATGTAATCTCAAGCTCAGAGACAGCTCTTAAATCACGCAGCTCTTCTAATTCAAGGGCAAGCAACTTATAATTTTCAGGCACGTCTGCTATTTCATTCTTAAGGTAAAGCTCACCTTGCTTATGAATAGCAGCACCGCGATCCATAGCAGCAGAGCCAGGCTCCTTAATACCATCTAATACTGTAAGCTTAAACTTAAACGGGCATTGCTCATAAGTATTAAGCCGAGAATAAGACCATGCGGTTACGGTCTTTGCTTTACCCGCTTTTTTAATTTCAATTTTAGACATATTTTTCCTTAGACTGCTGCAAAATTAGGGCCACGTGCTTCTGTGGATATGATTTCATAATCAAGTATATCCTGAAAGCTGCCGTTCATAGCTTGCGCAAGTAATGCGGCTTCCTCATCTTGATGCTCAATTGGACATTCTATTACAATTTCATCATGGACACTTAATACTATTTGCCCATGCTTAGTGTTGGCCGCATAATCAATTAACGCTTGCTTAGATTGATCCGCTGCGGAACCCTGAATAAGATAGTTGGTTAACTTAAATGAATATGTTTGCAGCCTACCATTAACTACTTTGGGTGTTTCCGCGTAATACCTGCGACCACCTAGCGTGGTTAAATAGCTGCCACTGTCTCCGCGGCGGGTGAGCTCGCGTTGCATTTCTTTAATCTCAGGCAATGCTTTTAAATACTGCGCTTTAATGGCCGTGGCTTCCGCAACGCTTACGCCTAAGCTTTCCGCAATCTTAGCTACGCCAGCACCATACAATACCGCAAAGCCTAGCGTCTTAGCCACCTTACGAGTAATTTGGGCAATGTTAGCAGCAATCATATGGACGTCAGCTTCAGGTTCTTTTTGCAGCACTGCTAATAAACCACCACCCGCAAAGTGCGCTAGCAAGCGTAACTCTTGCGCTGAATAATCGCGTGCCACAAATATGTTACCATCATCAGGAATAATGTAACTGCGCACTGAGGGCAGCGCAAAAGCAGTTTCATATTCAAGCTTAGCTAACTGCGCTTTTAATCCTTCCCATTCTACAGGAATAGCTTGTAAGTTAGGCGAGGACGATATACGTCCGGTCCTAGCACCTGTATCTGAGTAATTGCGCACTTGGTTCCATCGCACATACATGCGACCGCTTACCTTAGCTTGCTCATACCACGGCATTAAAAACGTGCGGACGGTGGTAGCAATAGCCCTGCGGCATAAAATGTGGCCTAGCAATGTAGGATCTGAAATAGCCTCAATAATAGAGTCTTTAGCTACCGACCGGTTGCCCTTTTCAGTTAGCGCAAAGCCTTTACCCGCCAGGCCTTTGGCTTCAATTGCATCAGCTAATGCTTCACCTGAGTCAATATCAACCTCACCTACTATGCTTTTAATACTTGCATCCAACCAATTTAGCACTTGCATATAATGCTGAATGTCAGTATGCAATTTGGTTATATCAACCCTAACACCGCGTTTTTCCATTTTATAAATGTGTGGCATTAGTGCCATTTCACGTCGATAAGGTTGTTGTACACTTTCTGTGTGCAGCACTTCAAATATTTTTTCTGTGCGCACTACGTCCCCAATTGCATAAGGCCCTACAATATCAGCTGGCGCTTTGCTAATATAGGCGCCCCAATCTTTCTGCGCTTTACGCACTATGCCTTTAGCTAGCAGCCAGTCATGTACTGCATCTTGCTCTTCGGGTGGAATATTTAATAGCTTATGGGCTAAAGGTTTTAAACTCAGCTCGCCATGTGCGTTATTAAGAAAAGCTAGCACCATAGAGTCGTGCCACTTAGGCCAGTCTATAGCTAGCCCCATTTTTTCTTCAGTAATGGCAGCCTCAAACATAAGGTTATGCGCCAGGAATTCATAGCCCGGTGATGCTAGTGCCTTTGCTAGGGCTGCCTTACCTTCTTCAAACGTACAATTGTTGCCTTCCGTATGCCCCCAAGCCCAGTACTTAGCTTCACCGTCTTTAAGTATAGCAACGCCTACTGGTGTAGGGGGATAGTCCGGCCTATTTTGTATTGCTGTTGTTTCATAGTCAATTGTTATAATCTTCGATACTGACATAAAACCTTTCCTTTAATTAAAAGCTAGCCTTTAGCTTTAGCCGCCATGTCTTTTTTCTCTCTAATTGAGCGCATCTTAGAATAGCGATTATAAATGCGTAACATTACACGAAGCCGTGCACGTTCAGACTGCTCTTGGGCCAGCAACTCTTCTAACTCAACTTCAGTTAGCGTCATTACCACCTTGTTAAGAACAGCCCAATTTTTTAAATACGTTGCGAATTGGGCTTGCACTTGACGTTCTCCTTAGTTAGTATTTTTTACCACGAGCTTTGTCAGCTGATTTTTCTACCGGTGCCGTTGCCTGATACGGTGCAGTAGGTGTTGCAGTTTGACCTTCATGACGTTTGATCAACGCACCTAGCACTTCGCCATCATTTACAGGTTCTTTCTTAGTAAATGTGATCTTGTATTGTGTTTTAGGATCAGGTTGCGCACCTATTGTTGTTACCACAGAAAACGGTGGACGGCGATCTAATGTTGCCAATGTGTTAACATAGTTAGCCCAGTTTTTGGTAGACGTTACAGGTAATTTTAAGAAGGCAATCTCTGCTGTCTCAATTGTTGCTGTATCCAATGGCGTTGCAGGTACCATAGCAAGGCGGCGACTATTTTTACATGCCTTACCTTTACCACGATCAGCTGAGCCAAACTCATTTTGCGGACAACCTTTACATGTTTCATGCTGAGGCTGACTTGAGTCAGGGTGCGGCGCCAATTCTTTATCATCGTGTGCAAATGCAAAGCACACAGGACTTGCAGGATTATCAGGATCAAAGTCATCAACATAATAAGTATTTTCATAGATGCTATCAACCACTACCACATCTAACTTATTGCCAGCTACTGCCTGACCTTGCCATTGCAAGACGCCACTGCGGGTAGTAACAAAACTACCTGTGGGTGCTGCTTCAGCTTGTTGTGCTTGTGTTGCAAATTGGGCAAGACGATCAGCCCACTCAGTTGGCATAGCTACTGCCGTTGCATTAGGTACCACTACTTCATTAGTCATTTTCAGCTCCTTAGTTACAAGTTAAAATTAAGAGCGCCTTGTTCGGGCCCTTGAAACCAACTAGGTGCACCGCGCTTAGTCCAAGTGGCGCCTTGTTGGGTAGTGCAATAATATTCTTGATACGCTTTTACAGGTTGCCCATGTATTGCTTTAGGTAATAATTGAAGCCAACGTTTAGGTTTACGCATGTCAGCTTGCGGTGTAGGTAATACATGCAAACTCTCTTGATACTCTTCTAGCCATACGTCAAACCTAAAGGCCGCTTCATTAATTAACTGCCTGGTTAGCATGCTTAGCCAACTGTACTCAGCAGGCCCTCCGCACCATTTAGTCAATATGTGGTTTTTAAATGAATGTCTTTCCGCGTGCACCGCACGTAGCACTTCAATAAGCACAGGAATACTTTCGGTTAAGTGCTCATCAGAATACATTACGGCGCACTGCAAAGGATTTTCATCTAATAAAAATACTTGTGGACGCATTTAATTGCCTGCTTTGGTAAGCGATAGCCCTATTTTTACAAACGGTGTAATGCCCGGAATTTCTTCACCATTAGAAAAATGCTCTTCACAGGCGCGAGCACCTGGTTGCTTACGCATTAGCTCCCATGAGTCGGTAGCTGCAACATACTTAGTAAACGCTTCCCAATCGCTGATTTGATAAACAGTGCTGCGCTTAATACCTGCAGTAGCTATTTCGCCCTTAGCACCGTTCAATTCTTGTTTAGAAAAAGCTTCAAGTATATGTGTCTCATAGGCGCGTTCTACCTCACCCATGGCATCTACTTCACGTTGAAAATCTAAGCGCTTAGCACGTGCTTCATACAAAGCATCAATACAACCGCCTACTGTTGCCGGAAATTTTATGGTCATTTGTAACTCCTTAATTAGTCAGCTGTAACACAGCGATAAATTATTATGCGCTTTATACATAATAATGTACAGTCTTATTTAACTTTGCATGATATACTCATCAGCCAGTGCGGCTGCTTTAGTATAAATTTGCTCAGCGGTCTTAGTACCTGCGTTAGCTGTCAATGCCAGCATAAACATCAGTATTAATTCGTGTCTAGTTGGCGCCATCTTTTAGATCCTCTTCCAGAGCTGCTTTATCTGCTTGGTCCTGTGCTTGTTTAGCCAGCACTGCTTGTTGGTGTAATGCTGCTTGAGCCAAGTGCACAGAAGTTACTTCACGTTGCACACTTAGCACGGCAAACATTTCGTCTAGGTTCGTGCCTTCTTGATAAGCTTGGTGCATAGCATTGGCGATTAGGGTTGCTGCGGTTGTGTATCCACTCATTTTGGTTCTCCTTGTTTATGTTTCTGGGCTTTCAAAAGTAATTCACGTAGTTCCTGCATTTGTTCGTCTGTCATGATGCTCCTAGCTAGTTGTAGTTCTTGTTTCAAATCCATTATTATATAATGGTCCATCTCCATGTTTTCTGTCAAGTAGCGAATATGCTCTGTCAGCTTCCATTCTTCACTCATACTGTTCTGCCAATGTAGGTAGCTTTACTGTCTTTAAATTTCACCTCAATTGCGCATTCTTGGCCAGACGTATTAAGCAATTTATAAACACCGTACCCCATTGCAATAACGGCCACTAACACCAAAGCACAAATGACCACTGTTGCTCGATCTGTAGACCTGTCACAATTGCACGCCCTTCCTTGATTGCATTCTTTGTTACATGTCATCATCGTTCTCCAATTTAATTTTTCCTACATACGTTGGTGCATCTGTTTTTGTATCCCAAAATCTAAATTCAACATTATGTTGCCCTG